CTCATCTCTCAATGTGCTGTTGACTTGTTAGATGAGGTGCTTGAACATTTTTCCAGATCTCTAAAGAAGGCATCTCACCTCGACACCGCAGGTGCAGGCTACGAAGAGCTGATACGCGAGCATATCGACAAATGGCAGCTTATCTCCAAATCTTGCTCTCAGCTACTCGACTACATTACACAGACTAATACAACAGTCACAATTATTGATGAGCTCTCACAGCAGAGTGATGACCCGCGCGTTGTTGACACGTTTACATCGTTGTCTGAAATGTTTAACGACAAGCTGATGCCGCAGATTGAAGCTATCCGCATGCAAATCAAAAACAACTCACAAATAACCAACTTATTCTCATAATGACAGTAAAGCAACTAAAACAGATACTATCGCGCTGCCCAGACGATTTTGATGTACGTCCTATCCAGCGTGTACGCAAAGGGTGTGTGTTACATTACATAGAGAGCGTTGAGATAGACAAGGATTGGAAAATTGTTAGGCTGATTCAAGGTAAGTAGCAGAGCATCAATTCTTAATAATCCTTAAAAATATAAGGAAAACTAATGAGAAATTTTGATATATGAAAACTTATATATAATTTTAGAGTGTTAAATTTATAACCAACTTATAGTAACAACAATGAATCACAGATCAACACAGAGCTATTGGCGGTACAACGATGGTGGTCGAAGCCAATACTTCAAAGGCAACGCGCAAGATTGCGTGACACGCGCAATCGCAATCGCGACCAAGAGAGACTACAAAGATGTGTATAACACAATCAAAGGCCTTGTCGGCTACACCCCCCGAGAAGGTATCAAGAACAGCGACATCAAAAAGGTCGTAGAACATTTCGGCGGTCATTGGGTCGCTTGCATGAAAGTCGGCCAAGGGTGTAAGACTCACTTAAAGGCTAGTGAGCTGCCAAATGGTTCTATCGTATGCCGTCTTTCGGGGCATCTCGTAGCCGTTATAGACGGCATGGTAAATGACACGTTTGACTGCTTGCGCGGTGGAACGCGATGCGTGTATGGTTATTGGACATTTTAAAATTCAGACACTATGAGAAAGCAAAAATACTATTATATTATAAAGTACGAAGACAATTGTACGCCCGAACGCAGAGCATTTCAATTCTACGCTGTACTATGTGAAAATTTTGGAAAGCTCTGGACGGATGGTGAGGATCTCGGACTAATCCGTTTTTATACTGACTGGAGTGAAGCGTCTGCTCAGGTAGATAAGTTGTACGAAATGCATAAAGACGACATCAATCTCGAAATCGATTACGTAGAGCTACCAGTACCTGGTGAATAAATAGATAGTCGCTATGAAAGAAAAAAGTTACGCACTCTACTTCAATACCCCCGAAGAGTTGGGTTTTGAAATAAAGTACCCGAGTGATAGATTGCCCGCGATTATTAAGGTTAACCGAGTACCTTACCCGGTGTATTGCGAGCTCCATATCCAGAAGACGAACGAGAATGCATATCGGATATACTATGGCTTTGGCGATGTCTCGTTTGCTCTCACTAATAGTAAAGATTTAGAGGAAGCCGTAAATGGTGTCCTCTCTTTCATCATGCCAAGACGCGAAGGTTTCCTTTATAAATGACGCTATGGCTATGTTTGACAATCTTAAAAGAGCGCGTGAAACAAGGCGCTCACAGCGTTTAGACGCAATCTCAAAGAAGCTTATACAAGCACGAGAGTTTAACGGCAAGCTGTACCTCTGCTACGGCGACCAGCCGCTTATTGAAGCCGATGGGCTGGGTTGCCCGTTAGTCACCGCCTTAACCAAGGCGCGAAATGTCTGGAAACAATACCAAGAGGAAAACTTGTAGCTGTTTTTTTGCAATATTGAAAATTTAAACTATCTTTGCGCTATGAAAGAACTCGAAACAATATTTGATCACGGGGTAACCGAAGAAGAACTTCGGATATTGTTTGGTAATACTCGTATGAATAGAGATAAGTATCAGGAAATTATCGATACCACTATAAAAAAAGAACAGAACTTGCTCACAGACCTTTATCGATTGTATATAATACGGCGTGACAATGTGACGGCTCAAAAATTCCTTGATAAGATTGAAGATAACATTTTTAAGTACTTTACGCTTTTAAATCATTGTATAGCAAAATAATTGGCTACATGTAAAGCAGCCTATTCAAGAACATGTCTATCTCATTAGGTGTTAACCCTATCTCAGTTAGCTTTTTACATAGTATCCGTTCACCTGATTCAGTTTGATTTGCAATATTAACTAACTCACCTACTTGAAGTTGCCCGTTTTTCACAAAAAAGCCTCGTAGTTTTTGACAAAGTCGATTATATCCATAGCCTTCAGTTTGAATCGCTTCAAAGTTTATAGGTTCTACTTTATAATACTTAAGTATTGCGGTGTAGTTATGTCGGGCATACAATTGTACACATGTCTCGAGAATTAATTCTTCAAAGGAGCTATTTTGAATTTCAATGTTTTTTTTGACTTTTGAGTGGATATTTTCATGAAAAAGCGCCTCTATTGCATATTCTTCATTGAAAGAAAGCACTTGTCTTTTGCTAAGTTTCTCAATTGCAGAAAGCAAATCTGTGACAGGGCAAAATTTCGCACCAGATTTTGTGGTAAATTCTACACAGCTGATGCCTACTCCTTTCTCGCTCCATTGCATTAATGCATGATTGTCGTTTTCAAAGATATAAACTTGTGTTCCTTTTTTAAACAAGTTAATGCGCCTATTTAGCACATCAATAAAATTTTGAATCTTTCCAACTGCATTAATAGGAATTTTTGCAAGTTTTCTCATAACGACATCATCTGCCGAAATCCTCAATCCTGCTATGTGCTTCTCTGCTTCTTTCAGTAACGCTTCTACATACTTGTAGTTGTCTCGCAAGAAATATGGCACTTTTTCGCGTGCGTACGCACTTACGATACGCTCCTTGTTGTCGTTGAACCATTCCTTGAAATTATCGGGCACATCTTTTATAACTCCCTCTGGCACATACTTGTCGCGCACCTCTTTGGGCAGCTTATAAATCTTCAAGCGCTCTTCGTAGGGTAGGGTAATCGCAACGGCGTAGCAACGACAGCGCGGATGCCAACCACACCACAAGAAGTCCTTCGGGTATTGTCCTGCAAGTTTGTCGCAAATATCCACGATAGGGTGGTTCTGCGAAAGTCGCACTTCAAAGCCGAGTACAAAACGTTGCTTCTGCCACCGGTAGTTGTCGGCGTAGCGATACGCCATATTTATTTCGGTTGCAGCAAGTCGTAGTGCATTCTGTCGCGCCGAATGGTAGACACCCGGTGGCAACTTATCCATACCGGTACTAACATAGTGCACCTTGCCATTTTCATCGATAACACGCCTTCGCCACTCTACGACCTTGCGTTTCGCGCCTGTCGCATCAATAATGGTTCGGTGATAACGCCGATAGACAGCATCGGGGTCGTTAAGCATGCTTCGCACCTCTCGGCCAATGTCTTCGGCACTACTGCCTTGTTGCAATCCGTCTTCTATCTTCTGGCTGATAGCCATTTCGAATTCCGCTTTCGCCTGTTCGGTGTAGTTCCACACCTTGTCTGACAATGACAGCTCTTTTCCGTCACCTATGCGATACTCTTTAAACGCCTTCTCTGCGGCTTTTCGGTGCGCTTTGGTATAGATATCTTCTTCTTGTAATTGATACGCGCTAAGCGCCTCTAAACCGGCGTCAAACGATTTATTTATAGAGCTCGAGATATTCTTTTCAATTTGTCCTACTACTTCTTTGTGAAATTGTTGGAGTATAGGGGCTGCTTTCTGTTGCGTTTGTGGGTAGTCCTCAAAACGGAACAGATCGTCCTCGGGGAGTTGGTTGTAGTCTATTCCAGCTCGGGCAAGGCTGTTGTATAAATCGCCAAGCTTATTTTGCAACCACGAGTTAAACCGAGATAGCCAGTTCAAAAAGAATTTGTCCGTCATAAATTACAAGGCGCTTCCGAAAGCGTTTTGCATCAGTAAAGCTTGTTGCTCTTCTTGCAGTTTCTTCCAGGTTTCTTTGGGATTGCGAACGAGTGGATTAAGGTTAACGCTGTCCTCTTGTGATAACGATGCCTTACCACCATTAGAAGCGTTTATCAACTGAATCTGCTCGGTCAGGTTCTTAGGCATGTATGGTGTGAATTGAGGCTCAACTTTCATCTGCGACACTAATCGGTCGGGGATGGGCATTAGTGCAGCCGCAACGCCATTTTGTACAAGGTTATATCGGCGGGTAAACATTTCGCCATAGGTTTCAATTTGCATCTGCGCTTTCATGTGCGGGTCAGTAAACATTAGCTGAATTGCTACGCCCGAAGTGTTCCCCCCTAATGTCTTCATCGTCTCAAAGGAGATGTCGGGGATCTGCGAATACGCAAACACGATGTTAAACAAGTTAGCAAGCTCCATGCGTATAGATTCGGGAGAGCTATCCCACGAAAGTACGCTCATAGAAGCGCCATTCTTTCCTGTGTAAACTCTACCTTGTTCACCCTTATCGGCGAAACCGCTAATCTCACCGCTCACAAAGTAAGACGGAGAGCCGAAATAGTCGTTAGTATCACCCCAGTTTGACATCAGCTCCTCAATGCGCTCAATACAAGGTTGCACACGATTCCATACAGTTTCCTCTTGGCGATAGTAGATGACAGGTATCTTTGTGAAGCCGTGCTTCTTAGGTGCACCAACGAGTTGCATCATACTATTGGTAGTGTCCTTATACTGATAGACAAGCGTTTCGGTGTACACATCAAAGTGACGCTCTGTTAAGCCTAATTCATCTGTTACAGTATAGGCACGAGCGAAGCCATCCATTTTGTCGTACTGGTTGAAGTGAGGGTATAATTGGTCGCCACGCAACGGCGAGAGCAACTTATTGCGTATCTTGCTCGGTTTGCCCGCGCTGTCTAACTCAAAGTACCACAGCTCTGCACATTCACGTTCTCTGCCCAAGGTGCGTGCTAATTTGCGGTCGAAGTATGCTATCTTATTGTCGTTGAATACATCCATAACCGCGTCAAACAACTTGCTTTGTTGTTCGTTGCAATCGTTTTTTGCTGAGTATATCACCTCATTGCTGAACAAGAAACCGACCGAGCGGTCAAGGAGTACTTGCTGTGCAGGAATGCACGTGCGGCAGCGGTCTACATACTTGGTCTTATAGATTGGCAACCCTGTCAGAGAATCCGTGTTCCCAGTCTTGATTTTGATTTTCTTCTTCTTACGCAACTGGGGGTCCATGACTTTATGCTGATAGGGGTTGTACTCGCGCTCTGTTTGCTCTAACGAGGGCACGAAAGTCCTCTTTTGTGACGTTAGTAGTGTAACAATAGTGCTAACGTCTTTACTTTGCATGATTTCTTCGATTGTTTTCATTTCGTCTGTGTTATAAAATGTCTGCGATTTCTTCTGCTGATAATGCTCGGCTGTTGTTGCCGAGAACTTTTTCAAGGATGACGTAACGTATGCCGTCTATCGCATGATTAAACTCATCGATGGGCTCGTTGAGCCACTTGCCTTCTTTATTTTGACGATAGGTGTAGTTTTTGAATTCCTTGATTACGTTGGTGCTTTGTTTGGTGATAAAGAAGCGGTATTCCAGCATCTTGGTGATGCCTGCATTGATAGAGCCGCCGAATTTACTTACAGGGCGGATGTCAATTCCCGCGTTGTAGATCTCTTCAATCAATCGCGGCTCGGCTGACTCCGAAATCGTTTCCACCTTACATCGCGCCTTTAGGTCCGCTTGTTTCAGCACCTCGATAATATCCTTAGTTAGCATGTGCGTAGCGTAGCACACTTCCTCGATGTAAATCTCGTTGCCGTTGATATATACCTCTTCTATTGCAGTTGGGTCATGCGAATAGCCGTAGTCAACTCCACGATAGTGATGTTTCTTCACCCAGCGTGGCACCTTGTCGATAATTGTTACGTTTTCAAAGATAAGCCCCTCGATTATTGCTTGCAGGCCAAGGCCATAGATGCGCCATAAGCTTTGATTCTTATGCCGTAACGACTCAATCTCGTCAATGACTTTTTGCTCTAAGAAAGGGTTGTCCTTGTAGGTTGTGATGAAGTGGTATGTTTTCGGCTCTTGGTTCAGCGTGCATATCCAGTGCTCATCGGTGAAAGACGGGTTATAGTCAATCAACGAGAATTTCGTAGTACGCATTTGTAGCTGTTGCCACTCAATGTATTTCAGCTCATTGCCCTCGTTGACGTAGAGTATCTGGCGCTTGCGGCCGCGCAACTTTTGCTCGTTGTCGCAGGAGAAAAACTCCACGAACGAGCCGTTTTGAAATTCAAATGTCAACTCGGAATTATTCGCCTTAACCTTTGCACCTGTCTTGTTGAGGACTTCTTTAAAGTCGCGTAGCACTGAGCCTTTTAGTGCAGGCAACGTGGCTCGCACGATAGATACAGTTGTGTTCGGGTGGTGCAAGCAATGCACGATCAGCCAAATGACCGTGTTATAGGTCTTTGAGGAACGTGCGGCTCCTTGCTCCGATACTGTTGTATAGCCAGCATCGTATGCTTTTTGAATCTCGGTATACACCCGCGTTGTCTGTATCTTTGACATTAAGCGCTACTCCTCTTCCTCTTTATCTACTTGTTCTCGCTTATCAATAACTTCAACAACTAACGGCTCAACTTTAAGGTCCTTGCCATTAGTCGTTATATCGGTGCGGTTCATGCTAATCGCGTCACGCTCTTCTTGCGTTGCAAGCATACGATACACCGCAAGTAATGCTGTCGGGTTGTCGCTTTTGAACAGCTTTTGACGGATTGTTACCTTGGTCTTAATCGTCCCTATTCGGAGCGCGTCTTTGATCTCGTCTAAATCATCCGAGTGCACCGGGAAATGATTGTAGAACGTTTCTTTCGAGCAGGGCAGAACGTCAACAAGCTCCTGAATAGATGTAATACCCACCTTGCTTGCCATTTCAATAGCCTGCTTTTTCAACTTCTTTGTATTGAATGCCATTAAAATTTGTTTTAAGTAGCGAAAGAGCGCGTCTAACAGCCTCTTTTTTAGCAGATGACATCGAGTTAATCGCGACTATTCGCTTTGTTATACATTAGTTTTTTGATATTCTGGGTAGCAGTGTGCTTCACTTGGCGGACATTCCATTATCTCGTATGACGCGCCACAGTTAAGGCAGTGCGCGAAATACACTACTGAATCATCGTTCTCATCCGCGCCGTAGGCCTCGGATGCCATGGCGTCACTATCAAAGCACATTTCGCCACCGCACAACAAACAAAATTTCTTATATTCTTCCATAATCTATCTGAGTTAAAAATTCTTGCCTGCAAACCGCATCGTCACGGAAACAACCCGTCATACAACTTGCTGTCATCGTTCCATCTTTTCGAGCTCCTCGCATTGTTTTACATAGGTGCGTTCCTCGCATAATCAGCGCCATGCCTAGTGGAGGGTTCTCTTCTCCGAGGGCCTTTGAAAGCATCGCAATTACGTCATTTACCAACCGCTCTTGCACTTGCAATCGTGCTGCACAATAATCAACAACTCGACCTATCTTAGAAAGACCAAGAATCTTGCCATTAGGGTGGGGAATATAGGCAAACCAATACTCGCCGAAGAATGGCATCATGTGGTGTTCACACATTGAGTAGTACTTGCCGCTATCTATTACCATTTGGTCGGTATGCATATCATTGTTGAATACAGTAATAATCGGCGCTGCTTCTAGCTTGTAACCGCGAAATATCTCGCCATACATCTTTACGATGCGGTGCGGCGTGTCTAACAAACCTTCGCGGTTGGGGTTTTCGCCAATGTATTCAAAGATGCGCTTAATGTTAT